TATTCTCCTTGACATACGGAAAGAACACGTTGTTGTAGAAGTCCATGAAGTAATCAAGGAACACCGGACTATCGTTACGCGCGCCGAAATGTGTGTCAGTGAGGATGGCTACCTTATAATCACTCATCATCACCCCCGAAAAGAGTCGATCCATTCGAGGTCCGATCTTTCTTGAACTTCACCTGCCTCTGCTTCTTCTTGGACTCTTCCATAGCTTCTTCGTAGTTCTTGATGAACTCCAAGCGAGCAGCATGTTCTTCACGAATGTTTGTCTTTCGGCTAACAGAATCCTCACTCATAGCATCTTCAATGTCCATTTGTTCGATCTGCTTATACTTGATATAGAGCTGTCGCTTCTCTTTTTGAATGCGACGCAGAAACGCATACCAGATGATTTGCGTGAAGTACGCAAATGGATTCTGAGTCTTTTCTGGATCAAAGTTGTAAATGTATTGAATGCAGTTCTCCACACCATCCATAATCATATCATCGCGATATGTGTAATTGATGAAGTTTGGCTTGTAGGATAAGTGTGTGGCGATCTTCATAAAGCAGTCGCCAATGTAGTCGGGTATGCGAGGGCGATCCAGACCCTTCGTGTCTGCTGTTTTGACCTGTTCAAGATATTCAACCATCGCCTTGAAGAATTCTTTGTTATCGACATAGTGTGATTTTGACTGTTGTTCTTTTGATCGACGTGGCATCAGTGAAGTGTTCCTTTCTTACCAAGGAACTCGCTAATAAACTCGTCTATGCTTGGTTCATCGTCTATATCATTACTTTGAATTGCATCGAGTTTCTCGTTAGTCTTTGTGATATTATCAAGAGCAATGACATATTGCTCCGCTATGGCTTCGTTGACAGGAAAGCACGTCACAATACTATAGTGTGATAGCTCAACGGGCTTGCTTGGGTCTTCTGCCCAACGCATCCATCTACGAACAGAGGCTATACTGTTTTCGTAGTCATCGCGAATGATAATGCAGGGTTCGACGATTTTGACAGTCCCAGTCCATCCTCTGCCTGTGCTCTTTCCAATTAGTTCTGTGCCATCCACAAGCACAACATAATGGATCTTCATATCTTCAGTTTTCATTTCACCTCCACCTTGTATAGCTTGACTGGAAACTTTTCTGCCACATAATATTTGTGTCGCTCAATGAAATGAGTCGCGGCGAAGTTCTTTTTACTTCCATTTGTCAAGTCATCTACAATGTCGTATAGAGTTGCTGATTCTTTTGTCTCCGTGGTACGGAGAACTCGACCAATGCTCTGAAGCACACGGATCTTTGACTTGCCGGGGTGAGAGAAGATTACGTTGTGTAGGTTTTTGATATTGACTCCTGTGCTGAATACACCAGCAGAAGCTACAATAATCACATCATTGTTGTTTTCCGTAATTTCCCTTACCTGTTCGCGAAGCTCCGCATCCGTGCCTCCCCAGACATAATATACCTGTTTATCGTTAGCCTTCTCCTCTATCATACGGTGAAGCACATTTCCGTGCTTCTCTACAAAATTAAACAATACTAATGTATTCCCCGAAAGCGAAAGCGCAAGATTGCGAATGAAAATATTTCGCTTTTTATGAGATACCAGAAAGTCAATCTCCTCGTGGTACTTCATCTTGGACACAAGACGGCATTCATCTTTAGAATACTTGAGTGCAACTGCTTTGATCTGTAGTTTAGCAAGATGCCCAGCTTTTTGCAAGTCTTTTGTTTTGATTATCTTGCGAATACGCCCAAATAATCCCTCAAGAACTAGAGAGTGTGTTTTGGCATCAGCAAGTGTTCCTGTCATTCCAAAGCGATACTTAACATCGGTCATCTTCGTCATCATCGTCTGAATGGACTTGGCTTGAAATAGATGTGCTTCATCGCCTATCACCACATCAAACTGATCGAACCATACTTTTGGTAACTTGTATGCTGATTGCCATGTTGAAATAACAACAGGCAAATCTGTTGCTTTGTCTTTCCCCTGCATAATACGATGGACATTCTCTGCGGTGTTCCATCCATAATCAGCAAAGTCTTTGTATAGCTGATTAACGAGTGAGATCGTAGGGACGATGATGAGTATCTTACCATCACACTCTTGTTGATAGTACCGTGTAAGCAGATATGCGATCAGAGATTTGCCTGAACCTGTTGGGCAAAGGATCAATTTACGATGATCGCGAACGCAAGTCACGAACGCTTCCATTTGATAGTCACGCGGTTCAAACGGAAGATTGAGGGTCGATGCAAACTCTCTACCTTCGACAAGACTAAACGATGTGGCTATATTGAGATCAGACGGATATGATATGTCATAATCTCTGTCTTGAGCAAACTGCTCGATGTGGTGCATAAGCCCAGAATAGATTGTCTGATTGCGCGTGTCTAATAGTCTAATCTTGCCATCCCACAGGCGATTACGAAAAGCAGGCATAAACTGATGCCCAGGCACCAGAAAGGTGAAATGATCGCTCATTTCAGCCAGAATGTGCGGCTCTGCGTCAACGCGCAGATACACTTCGTTGACTTTGATTAGTTCAATATCAGACATAACAAAGAGAGGAAATGGCTATTCGCCACCTCGCTGAACAAAGTTCTTTACGAACTCTTCAGCGTTCTCCTCTAACACATCGTCGATGTCATCAAGCAGATCATCAATACCAGTAGTATCGACTTTTTCTGATTTGGTGGTATCTTGCTCTTTTGGAGCTTCTTCAGTCTTCTTTGCCGTCTTCTGTTCTGACATTTTATTGCCCTGTTAGAAATTGTTGCCATTTGATTGCATTGTTGATCTGAAAGGAGCGATTGTTGATTTGAGACATAATGCTCTTGATCAACTCTATTTTCTCCTTTTGATCACCCAACTCGATCACATACTTATTTAGGATTGGATCACCGTCAACAAATCGTTGCGTGTCCTGCTTCATCACCTTCAGGTCAAACGGCTCCCAGTTATATTTCTTCAGCGTATCTTCGTCGAGCTTGCCAGAGAAGTATAACCATCGAAGCGTCTTGACCTCTTCAACTCGTGCTGCCATTCTTCTAAGTACGGCATTCTCAGCAGACAGCATCTTGTGATATTTGTGATGTAGATCAGGAATTTTCAACGATTCACTATCAAGAGAAGTTGAGTCCATCGACTTGTCCTTCTCCCACTCATTCATAATATCATCAAGCGTCACTGTGCTACGTTGACCTCTACGTTGACAACGATGTTCGGACGAATGGTAGGTGCGACAGGCTTTGAAGTAACTACACCTATCTGATTCGTGCGATCAGACATAACAACATTACCATCAGGCAGAGTAATAATATTGCGAGCGATGTATGAAACGTCGTTACCCACACCAACAGGAACAGTCGTGAGCGTAACCGGAATCTCAGCTATCTTCCAAGCAATAGCAGTAGGCGGGGGGTCGATATAGCTGTCAGGAGTAGCGCAAGCGACCTTCTCTTCAACTACATCAACAATACGATAAATGCACGTCTCGGTAATACGCGGATCATTCTCGATGATACCAACAGTGAAGATTGCAACTCCGGTAGTTGAGGTTGGAATATGGATATAGCTAGGTGATACCTGTGCTGTGGCTACTGAACTAACCAGTAATGTAATAAGGAAGCCGATTACTCTGATCATGGAAATACTCCTTTAAAATTAAGTTCACATATTATAGCTGCGTAATCTACTATGTCAAGTCTTTATAGTGATTTTATTTCATATCGAAGATACCGGAACGACACCTGAACTGTAAGGTAGTCTACGTCACTTGAAGTGCTATTAAACTGGAGCGGGCTCAAATTGATAGGGAATATATCGTAGAAGGTGCATTCGTGCGATGGATTCATGTTCGAGTTAAGAATCATCAGCGTAGCGTCTGACATAACGGCATCCTGAAGACCTGTGCCAACATTGTTCTTATACTCATCATAACTTTCAGGGAATCCGATACCACGCATCCAGTTCATAATTTCAATGAATGTCTTCAGGTCTTCATCTACCTTAAATTCAACAACCAGTGGATCGTACTCTACAGTTCGACCTGGTCTGTATGTAATTTGAAATGGTGTAGGGTGTTCTGCATCTGGAACAGTCATTCCTGGCAGCAATACACTCTGGACGAACCAATTTACGTTGGGTAGTTTTCTGACGTGAAAACGAAATCCAAGTTGACTCATCATATTGATATTACTAGGCTGTGGCATTTTCATCGTCCTCTGCGTAGTAGATACGCTTGGCAAGAGCTTCTATGTCCTCTTCGCGCACATCGACATAACCACGATCAATCAGAAATCGAGCGCGTTCAAGGCAGCGTTCAGTGACTTCTTGAGTTGCATATTCCCATTTGAGTTTTCTGTGTTCCATAGCTCTATTTATCAAACGCAAAAAGGGGCACCCCCGAAGAGGTGCCCCCTAATGTTTGCTCGCTAATGCGAACTCATATTACATGAGGTTGCGAACGAGAACCGATCGGTAGTAGACGTTTCGGTTACCAGCGGCAACTGCGTTCGTCCCGTTCAGATCAATCGCACCCGCACCATTCGTCGTTGCGAATGGGTTTGCAACCATTCCGTAACGAGTCTTGAATGCGATCTTTGGCTGGAACGAGTTCTCACCAACCGCTCGCACCATCTGGAGCGGAACGTATGGGCAGTAGAAGAGCCCAGCGTCATATGCGCTCGATCCCTTGTATCCCACGGTGAAGTATTCCGTTCCACCGAATCCGGTTGCTCCCGAAGGAAATGATGCGTCGAAGTATGGGTCAATAAAGACCTTGAAGCGACCATTGAGAACACCAGCGAAAGTGTTGCCCGTGTCATCGACGTTCAGGTTGTCCGAAAGGGCTGGAGTGTGATCCAGCAGTCCAGCCATCGACAGAGCAGACGCAACATCTGACGAGCAGATGATGAGGTTGCCCTTCCCGCGTCGAGTTGCCTTGGCGATCTGGTTTGCTTCGCGCTCAAGCTGGAACATAAGTCCCTTGAATCGCTCAACACTCCAGCGTCCGTTGGCATCGACATCGAGATCAAACTCACCAGCGGTTGCTGTGTTCGTCTGCGCTCCATCTGTTGCGGACTTGTTGATTGTGCGAACAACCTCTCGGTTGATCTCAGCAAGAATCTCAGCGGACAGAATGTTAGCAAGCTCTGTCTCAGCATCCAGACCGTGAATGGCCTTGAGATCCTGAGCAAGCTCGACTGTGTATTCTGCCTTGAGGGCTCGCGACTTGGCTGTGACTGTCACCTTGTCGATGACAAATCCCATCTCAGCAATCTGGGCACCAGTATCACCAAGAGTTTCTGCATTTCCTGTATCCATACCACCCTGAGTAACAGCTTGATCAAGAATCGAGTGTGTGTTAGCATGGACAGCAGGTGAACCAAGATCACCTTCTGGGAAGTCTGTTGCAGAGAACGTGGTGTTAGCCTCATTAAACAGAGCTTCGTTGGTGTTTCTTGATCCAGCATCGTCAGTTGATGTTGTAAGCGGTGCATACTGAGAATACATCGCAAAGATCAGGCCTGTTGGTCCTGTCATCGGCTGAACGCCGCAGATGTCATATGCGATCAGGTTTGGCATTGATCGTCGAACAAGCGAGATGAGAACTGGGTCATATGTAGCAACACCTGTTGCTCCACCCGGCGTTCCGATTGCATTGGCTGGTGCCTCATGTAGCGACTGCTCACGAAGTGCCTGCTCCTGGTTCTCAAGAAGAACCGCCGTAACTGCCGCTCGATAGCGATCAGCAATCTTTGGCATTTCCTCATGCTCCAGAACAGGGGCCCACTTTGTCTGTAGTTCCTCTGAAAGATACATTTAATACTCCTTCTGTGAAAATGTTCAGGGCCCTTGTATTCCCTGATCTTTCTTATTTATATAAACCCGAGTCTACACTCGTTCCACAAGTTACTTGAGCTGACCACCCAGAACGCGAACGTACTGTGACATAGCGTCATCCAGCTTTGGTTGCTCGACAGACTCACTAAGTGTCTGTGCGAACTCCTCGTCCACATCTGCGTCGTCATCTTCTGTTAAATCAACAGCCTTTGGAAGATAGCTCTCCTTCAGGATGTTAATCGCCTTTCGATACTGATCCTCATCCTCGAACTGAACGCTCTCGGCAAGATCAGCAATCTTTTCAATTTGACTATCAGCAAGCTCTGAAAGCTCATCAATGAGAATACTCTCACGGACAACTTCAGTTCGTGCATTCTGAAGATCAATGTTGGCCTCGATCTGCTCGTTGAGGGCAGCCTTTAGCTCATCAATCTCTGTTGCCATCTCATCGAGAACATCAACCTTCGACTCTGGAACGTCGATGTAGCTCTCAATGAAGAGCTTCTGAAGACCACCAATGAACTCCTCTGCGATCTCTGCGCGTAGGCCACGCTCAACAGCCAGCTCATTCTTGGTCATCCACTCTTCAACAACATAGTTTAGATAGTCATCAATCTTGTTAGTCAGCTCTGTCTCATGGACGTTGATTGACTCAGCAAGTTCTTGCTTGAAGGACTCCTCAAGCTCATCGAGCTTGTTGTTGACCTGAACGAGAACTGCTGCCTCGAAAATGGTCTTTGCCTTCATCTGAAAATCCTCTGAAAGATCCTCGCTGTCGAACATAGCAGCAACATCCTCAGACAGATCAAGATCATCTGCTGTGATGCGTCGTCGAATCTCTGCGACCTCTTCCTCCGCGATCTCTTCGCTATCGTCGCTGTC